AAGATATGCATCCAATGGATCAAGACGAGCCCGAAAAGTGGGCCCGAATCATCCACCCAAACCGACACATGCCGGCGTCATGGGACGGGCCCGGAGACCAACGTTAGGAAATGTACATTTGGGAACCTCCGCCGAATTTCGCCGGATCCGCGAGCGCCTGGGCCTCACCCGCCGGGCGCTCGCGCGCATACTCGAGATCACCCCGACGTCGATTTACAGGAATGAGGGCCAATCAGGCTTCAGCCGTGAATGCTCCTGATTGATGCAGGAAATGGCCTCGCTGACCTCAGCTAATTTCTGCCGGAGAAAAAGTACCTCATCGACTAGCCGCCTGATGTCGTAGTAGTCCGGTGACTGCAAAATCGCGTCCAACTGGTCAAGACTCAGCATCATCTTCTCCTTCCAGCCAACATTCTTCACAGATGATACCCCAATACTCATCGTCGTATCGCGCGTCATCGGGGTACATCTCTGCTCCACATCGGTCGCATTCTTCAAACTCAATATCGTAGTGCGGCGGATATGCCGTTTTCCATTCGTCGTATTTCGGAAGTGCTTCAGCCATTTTCCAACCTCCTTGCTAACGCCTTACAGTCTGCTTCGAGTACGCCCCTGCGGGCACGGGGACTCCCTTCGTAGCAATCACGTATTAGACCGCCAAGAAACTTTTTGTTGTCACTGACATACACTGCACAATACCGTCCTTGTCCAATGGACCACGGGGTATCAGGCAGGTCATCAGGGTTCAGGCTCTCGAGCCATTTCCGCATTGCTTTGAAGTCAGGCATAGCTAAGCTCGATTGCGAGTTTCATGAAATCGCGCTCTTGGCTGTTGCAGTGATGAATCAACTCGAAGTCCCAAGGGACCGATGCGACCCATCCATGTTCTTTCCCCCAAGGCGTGTCCCATGTGCAATACGCGAAATCAACAACCGCTCCATTCATGATTTCTGCTCCTCCCGTATCTCGTCTAAGTATCGCTTGGTGTAACTCTCGGCCCATTCATAGAGGCCATAGGCGTCCATGCCTTCCTCGAATGCTTCTTTCATCTCCCTCTCGTATTCCTCGAATGATATGTTTATCACTTCACTACCTCCGTTCGGCGTAGGTCCACTTGACGCAGAACACCGCCCAGGTCTCCCGTTTCCCGTTTCAACCAAATCACACGTGCATACCGTTCGGTCCAGTTACTTTTCGTGTTCTCCATGCGAACGTACAGGTGGGGTTCCGTTACTTGAAATCCTTTTACCTCCTGCTGCGTCAATCCACTCAACCCAAATAAAACCCTTTGCGCATCCCTCCCCGCTGATGCGCCACGGCCCGCACTCGAAGAAATCTGTTGCTCCCTCTCCTTCGATGTGTGATGATTCACCCATACCGCCGCCCCTTTCTCCACGGGTTCGGTTAGCTCCTTCAATAAGTGCATGAACCGGCCTACTTGCGTGTTGTCGTTTTCGTCCCCCCCGTAGAAATGCGACCGTGGGTCAATTACAATGAGGCGGGGTTGATACTCTTTCACCTTCGAGTACACCCATTCGTAGTGCTCGGTAGGTTCCACGCTTCCGCCCGATGGTCGTGTCAACGGGAACGACTGTCCTGGGAACGCGATGAGGTTGTCAGCGCACCGTTGCATGTCCCATTCGGTTAACTCGTAGGCTTCGGCAATCTTACGGAAGCGCCGGTGCAATTCGGACTCTGGGTCCTCAGACTCAAGCCACAAGACTTTCATCGAACTTTCGGGCACGAACGTATCTAGCAAGGTCTTGCCGGTACAAGCACTCATAATTAGTGTCTGCGTAATCCAACCCTTGCCGAGTCCCCCTTTCGCATCGATACCACATATGGCACCTTCCGGCAGTATGCCCCTGAAAATGAATCGTTGGTTGGGCGGGGTAGTGGATACCCAACGGGTGATGTTCGCGGCACGGGGCTGGATGACCCATTCAGCCCATGACTCGCACCCGATGTTCGTAGCTAATAGGACTTGTTTCTGCCCTTTTCGCCAGACGCCGGGAAGGCGGGACAAACGCGATGGATTCTTGTTCTGCGTGTCTACCGAGAACCCGTGTTTCTCAAGGATGGTGTATAGCTGTTGTACACGGTCATCGTACAGTTTGCGGTCCTTGCCTGCATCAACCCGCACAACGAAATGCAAGGACTTGCCGCCCGAGAACACGACAGCCGCACAGGGCACGTTCAAAGACGTGACTATGTTCCATTGGTCAGTTATGTCAAGGTCGTCTGATTCGACGAGGACATGACGGTATTCCGTCACGTCGTCGTCGGTGATACCAGTTCCACTGAGAGGGTTAATTCTGATCCATGCTCCGCTTTCGTTATTGATAGAGAGGCATTCCGATACTTTACGCCCATGTAAGCGAGGCAAAAGAGCATCAGTTTTTTCAACTGCTCCCCGGTCACCTGGTAGCCATCCCTCACCTTTATCGATTGCGTTGATGACATAGCCTACATACTCCCCTGGTTGGAACAACGCATATAGGTAGTTCGTAAGATGTGTTGATTCCCAATCGTCTGAAATCTTAGGGAACGGTGCTGCTTTCTGTGGCCGTATCCGAATGGGTTGGGCAGACGGTTGATACTGCCTGCCTTGTTTGCGGAACCGGAAGTCCACGGGCTTCTTTAACGCGCTGCGGATGGTAGCGTCCACTTCCCGGTCAGGTAGCCCATCGCTGCGTGCCTTGCCTGCTACGCGGTCCCACACGTCTGCCTCGGACCAACCATCCTCGATAGCGCACTTGGTTGCGAAGAAAAGGGCGCGGTTACGCTCACCTTTTGAAAGAGAAGTGTTCAGATAGTATTCAAGAAATCCCGGCATATTTCCTCACGCTTTTATGCGGGGGTTGGCACAAGCCAACCCCCATCTGTCTGACAACCTGAGACCTACGGGGTCCCAGAACGGAGGCTTGTTAAGGCGGGGCGGGCGCTCAGGTCCCGCCCCGCGGTATTCGGCTGAGGAGATCGTCCTGCCCGCCGCGGCTGGGCAACAGCCGAAAACTTCGCCCCGTGAGCCACAATCTTCGTCCGGCTTCCGTTGTGGCCGCGACCTTGGTGGGGCATTGTTTCAGCCGGGCAGACCACCAAGGCCTGCGCACGGGGCAAACTCGATTCAACTGTAAGAGGACGGGTTGACGCCTTCGATGGTCGGCTTCAGCCGCCGCACGCCGTCCTCGATATACCTAGTCACGCCTATTCGTATTTCTGGGTACGACAGCCGACGCGCGGGCATTGCCTTCGTGGCGATGTAACTGCGCTGGTTGGGTACATAGCCACGCAACATCGACCCGGACCGCACGAACCACGATTCGTGTTCGAGGATTTCTATATCGCCTGTCTGGCGGTTAATGCGACCGAAAAGGGGTGTGTAGCTGCACGGAAGGACAAACGAGCTGTGGTCGTGCCCCATCGCGTATATGTGCGCTTGGAACGCTTTGGACCAGTGTTCTAATGCGTTTATACTCCCCAAAACGGTCTTGGCCCCCGACGTAGTTCCGTGGTGTGCGACGTGCGCAACGTGCGCGTACCCACCATGCAGATTCAGCCGGTGATAGACATAAGCGCAGGTGCCGAGGTACTTCGTGCCTAGCTCGGTTGCTAATCGCTCGCTGGCTGTTTCTCCGTTCGAGAACACCCAATCGTGGTTGCCTTCCAACATGCCGAGCCATTGGAACTGGCTGAGTTCGTCAGCGGCGCGTTTTATATCGTCGGTGACCTTGCTGTCCATCCAATCACGGGCGCTGTCGCTAACTCCTCCCCTCCTCATCGCCTTACGGTCACTCCACCGGCTGAAGTCCCAGTAGTCGCCCATCCCTATCGCGAGTACGTCTTTTCTGTTCTTGTACCTGTCCTTAAACTTCTGCCAGCGGTTAGCGCAGTGGCCGGGGTGGCCGAAGTGCGTGTCCCCGATGTGCAGCAGTGTCTTGGTGTCGTTGACTGACTTGAACATAATGTCGTTGATTATCGGTACGAACAGACCATCCAAGGTTATCGCTCCGTAATGTTGACCCCTTGCTTCTTGAGGACACCACGAACGGAGTCGTATAGCTCCTGCAATCGTGTGGCTTCCGCTTCCGTTATCTGTCCGTCAGAGACGATTGACTGTAATTCCTGGCTTATGGATGACAGTTGGCTTAGACTTTCAAGGATGCTTGGCTGGGGCGTGTCAGGGGTATCCGTGTGCGCCTGCTGATATTCCAAGACGGCTTCAGCTAAGTCGATGAACGCAGCCAGGGCAACCTGGTCAATCTCTGTGGTCTCCACACTGCCGTCAGGGTACTGCCGCACGGTTCGGCAACCGACCTCGAGCCCGACAAGGAACCCGATGCAGATAGCAGCAACCAAGGCAATCATGATGTCTCGTTTCAAATTATCCATTTCAGACCTCCACCATGTTGAAGCCGGGGATGTCTTTACGGTCCCCGGCTATTTGTTTCGCATGTGCGTAGATTTTGAATCGGCACAGTTCGCGCGGGCTTACTGTGCGGTGATTGATGCGCCCCGGCAGTATCCCCATGTTGGAAAGCACATAGGCGACCAGGGCAGAACAGAAGAACCGTTTATCAACGTCTTTGATGGGGAACAGGCGGGGAAAGATGTTCGACCACCCCTCGCGCAACGCGCCAAGGAAGTCGTACCTTGACCCGTCACGGGCTTGCAACAGGTTGTCGAAATAGTCTTGCCTGCGCTTGATGGAGCCGGACAACGAGGACTTCAGAGGCAACCACCAAATATCCCCCTTGTAGTTCTGTACCCGCTCCGAGAGGTAGGTCCGTTGTACGCCGATGATGCGGTCCCCGCCAATCTTCATCGAGGTTGACTCGATACACTGAATCCGCGTCTTACCATCGGTATCTTGGGTTCGGGAAACCAGTGCAACGTGAGTAGGGTATCCTGTTACCCAGCGGATTACCGTGCTCAGCGGACCGCGACCGTTGTAGGCAATGACATCGCCGGTCTGCATGGCGTCACGCAGAACCAAGTACATCTGGTAAGAGTTGCGTGTTGTCATTTTGTTGACTCCCTATTCGGCAACAATAGCCTCGATTTGTACCCGCAGCGTGGCTTGTTTCGCGTCGATGTCTAAACGGTCGGGGTTGACGATGGCTAGCGCCTGCCCTGCCGCTGATGCGTTCTGCACAGGCGCGGCCACTGGACCATCTGTTACTTTGAGCGCCCGCCAATAGGTCTTGCTTTCCGTAAGCTCGGTTTGAACAGCGAGTACGGCATACGGCGTGTTTGCGACCTCTCGGTACGTTGCCGTAACACCGTCATCCGCCCGCATGAACTGGACTAAGGTGCGGTCGTACTTGAATTCCCAAGCATACGGTGGCTGAATCGCAGCCGATGCAAGCGGTTCACCGTCAGGCCCCATCTGGGTTACTTCGGGTTCGACCTTGACGCGGATAGCGTATTCGTCCCCAACCTTGACGCGGGTGTACCCGGCTGGGTCAGACCAGACGACGCCTGCACCCGCTAGGACTGCGCATACCCAGGCCCGCATCATTTCTTATCCCTCCCCTTGACCTTCTTCCAAATCCACGGGACGCCAAGGGTAACAATGGCACTGACTAGGCGCATCCAAGGGCTGGTTGTAGAACCCTCCAAAGATTGGTTCTCCTTTTTCAAATCGCTTTCTCCTTTCGTATTCGCGGCGGCAGTACCATTCGGCTTTCTGTAAATCCTCAACGGCATCTCCCTTGAGGCCCGCCCGCCACAGGTACTTGATAGCCGCGCCGATGTTGAAGGGCAGGTGTTCGACAATCTGGATGCACTCAACGCCGCTCGGGTGCGACGTGTAGTGCGCGGGGTGATTGATGGGGTCATGCGTAGGCACGGCGTAGCCATCCTTTCAGGTAGCGGTCATAGTGGGGGTGTTTCGCGGCAATCAAGCGATAGAACCCAGCAGCTTGCGACCGGATAGCCGCAAGCAACGCCCCTGGTTCGCACTGGTTGATAGCCGCGATACTCTTAGGCCCCAATATGCCATCGTCAACCACGAGGAAATCACAGGCTTTCAGGGCACGTTGCACAAGGAGGTGGGCCTGGGGCGCACCCATGTTCACCGCAAGGTCGAACACCTTGGTTGCTACTGCCTGATTGATGATTTCCCCGTATCCGTACTTTCGCCACCACCGGCGATGATAGAACTCTTTAGCATCGGGGATGGTCAATGCGCTAATATCATCCGCGTCAATGTCCCCATCCCTGTCGATGTCTACATCCAAGAACCGCAGGGTAATACCGTACTTGGTAGCCCCTGCGTGGTCCTGGGTGTATCCCCCTTCGTGCTTCATGAGCACGTCAAACGCTGGTTCGTATACGGCCATGTTCAACCCCCTATGCCCGCAGCTGCGAACAGGTTTTTGCGAACCGCCTCAAACGCGGCGAAGGCAGTAGCCAACGACGCTTCGGGCGGAAGGATTTGGCAGACGGTATAGAACAGGTCACCCGTAGACCCTTTGAGGCACATTTCCAGAAGGGCTTTTGCGCCTTCCTCAAGTGTATCTTGCTCCTCTCGGAACGGCACTATTTTTCCCACGGGAAACCCCCTTCCTCATCGCTGTTCGCGGGCTGCGCTTTTTCCTGACCCACAGGCGGCGTAGGCGGCGTACTGGGAACCGTGGCCCTGTTGACTTCCTGTTTCCAACGGGCGTTGAGCTTGAGAATTTCGGATTGCGGCGGGGATGCGCTGTCTTTCACGTTGTCCCCGCCCCAGTCGGCCAAGTCCCAGTTGATGTATTCGCCCTGCCTGTTAGCCACGAACTGGACGCCCTCTGGCTTGAACGTTGGCGCATCGAAGTTGCCGCCAAACCCCAGGGCTTGGAGCTTCTTTTGCGCCGTGGGCCATGCCTTATCGGTAAGGAAGATTGCGACCCGCACAATATCGTTTTCGAGCTGGACCCATTCCCCGCCATCCAAGCGGTGGGTGATTTCGACAGTGACCAGTAACATGGGGTTGCCGTTCTTAGAGGTGGTCATGTTACCTCCCTTGGGAACCCCGAAATACCTCCCCGGTGCGTATGTTGCCATTGTGTAATATCTCCTTTGCTTACTTGATAATCTGTTGCCAGATGCTATCGCCGTTGCCTAGTTCAAACGGAAGCGGGGCAGTCAGGGTGCGGGACTTGGCCCAAGCGTGAGGAAGTTCGACCGGATGTAGCAGGCGGTAACTGCTGCGGATTTTGCCGCCTTCTGTGAGGTCTCGTGCTATCTCGAGGTAGAGGAGATGGTCAAGCCATTCCCGAACCCTTGCCCGCAAATCGGCGTTCTTTGCTCTCAACAAACGTGGTTGCACCTGCAGGTAATCATCCCCTGCGGGGTTGGGCACCCGCTCCGGCGTAGCGTGAAGTATGAGGACAATGTGAGTGCCCCAATCAACGGCGGCATCGAGGTCTTGCAGGAACAGGCAGAAGGTATCGTAGAGGTGCGAGTACCCTTCCCCGTAGCCGTAGTGCTTCAAGCTCTGAACAAACTTGCCCTTGTCGTTGGTGATGTTGGCAACCGTCCATTGTTCTGCAAGGTCTTGCGCTTCCGTGCCGGTATCGATTGCCAACACATCATAGGAAGTAAGGAGTTGTTTGTCCCTTACCACCGCGCGGAGATCGTCCCATTTCTCGATGCCTTCGATACGGTGAACGTCCAGGTTACGAGTGCCGCGCTGAAGGTCAAGGAACAGCGTTTTCCGTTCGCACTCGGCGGTCAGGGTAGACTTGCCTGCACCGGATTCGCCATAGATGCCGACCCGCTGGGCCGTTTGGCGTGTGCCCGTGCTCACCTTGAACGTTTTGGCTTGGGCCGCTGCGGGCTTTGCCGCAGGGGCGGGCGTGTTGATTTTCGGCGGGGCCGGGATTGTTAGTTTACTCATTTGTGTCACCCTCCTTTGATTGCAGATAGTCAACAAGACATTTGTGGCAGCAGAAATCCCTGGTCAGTCCTGCGGCACCGGAATTCAGATTGTACCAACACCTGTTTTCTCGCTCGAACTCATCTAATGAAGTCTCCCTCGCAAAACCGCATTAATCGCAGACAACTCTAACAGTCCACATTTTCATGCCCTTCTAATTCCTCATGTTTGGATGTTGCTATTTCAAAACCTTCGGGGACGGGCTTCGTTTCGTCCCATCCACCGCTTGAACACACGTCAAAATAGGTGCAGGCGTAGTATCGATTTGTGCAGGATTGAGTGTTGCGAGGGTGGAGGCCGTTAAGAATCAGGCAGGATACTTCGCCAACATCGTCCAAAGCCTTTTCGAGTTGGTCTTTGGTCCTACTGACTTCCTTCCTGGCGAAGTAATAGTCTGGCCGTTTGGCTATGTCATCCAGAATCCGCACACCGTAATCTTCAGGCGTCTCTAGGCAGGTTTGTACTGTGTAGCCTAGTGTGTTATCCCCAGTCTGGCGCGGCCTACCGTCGCGGTTATAGACACGTTGTCCAGCATTGTCAAGAACTATTTTTGTACCATTATCGTCTGTTATGGGAACCTGTGAGGGGGATAACGCAGGCTTACGGATTACGTCGTATAGGACGGTATCCGCATCGATACAGGCAAGGTAGTTAGACACCTGTGCATTGAGCCGTAACCCCTTCCAGTACATAGAGTCCGATGCTATATCATCGCTAGTTGTCTTGTGTTCCATCATTGCGACCCGTCCATCAGCCAACCGCACGAGTTTATCGACTTTCCCACATAACGCAATATCATGGGCAATCGGGAAGCGGAACTGATGTTCAGATTTAACCAGTTCGAGTTCGTCTGCCTGCCATCTCCACACATACCCCGCGAACAAGGCCCGCATTTTCTCTCGGGCGCAATGGTGGGCGTGTAGTTCATCGGCGGGGACGTTGGGCGCTTCTGCGTGGTATAGCTCCACGATACAGGCGTCTGCCTTGTCTTTGTCCTTGGTCGTGTACCAGATGTCCAATGCCTCGTGTATCGCCGTGCCGTCGAACAGGGGCCGCTCCGTGCGGATACGCCGCAGCATTAGCCGGTATCTCAAGTGGTGTTTGTGCGGGCAGGTCAGGTAGCAGTTCAGTTCCGACGTTGTAACATCAAGCATCCCCCAAAATCCCCTCCGCTGTTGGTCCTTGTTTCAATGTCAGTCTGCTTTCTCACCTTACAAACACTAGGATAACACATCATATCTGATTTGTCAAGCACTTTGTTTGGACGTGAAAAAGTATTTGACAATCGGAAAGCCATAACCCGCGCATGTAATGCAGCGAAGGTGCCCGAATGGACACCGTACCAGCTACGACACAATTACGGGGATATGGTAGACAAGGCGTTTGACAGGAATACCGCGAGGGCGGCGTTAGGGCATTCGGATTTCGACGCTACTGCGTACTATGTTGAGCGGGATACGGGTCTGGTTGAACAGGTAGCTGCGAAGATTGGATAGCCGCCACGGCGGTTCCTATCGCTCCGAGAGAGATAATATAGGGCAAAACCTTCACTACAAGCGACCACACACGATGTGTGGTCCGTTCAATCGCCGTTTCGATCCGTGTAATGCGCTGTTCCACCAGAGATGTGCGTTCGACTAGACCGGCAACGCCGTTACCTCTAAGCAATTTAGCTATTGCCCTGGTCTCATGGGTATTCTCTGCAATCGCCTTCATCAACTGGTCATGCTTGATGTCGCAAATCTCTGGCGTAACGTAGTCCATTATTTCACCCTATACTTCGATGCGAGTTCATAGTAGTAACGGCTTTCGCCCATTAAGCCCTCTTTCTCTGCCCGCTTGGCCTTGTTGACGTACTCCTTGTACCGCCGCTTACGCGCCTTGAGACTCATGTTGTAGGCGTCAGGGTCCGGCGTGTACTGGGTCAATCCCGTAAGGAACCGCAACCAACGTTGGTTCCCCGGCGCTTCGTTTCGATGAGGCCGCTTGTCACCCTTGAACGTGCCCAAGAGGTTGCCCATCTTGGTCCATGCGCCTTCGGGGGCCAGTCCAGGTATGGACGGGTTGAGCCTGTCAAGCGTCCCAAACGCGGGGATCAGGTTCGCCACATGCAGCGTCCTTGCCCCGCCCGGCAGCTGAACCCCCATCGCTTCTGCCGGTGTCTCGTTGAGGTCGCGCCCGCTGAAGAAGTCCCTGCTCAAACCTTGCTCGAATGGAGCCTTGGCAAACGGGGATAGCTGACCGGCTACCCATCTGGACGTGCGTTCAACATAGTCACGTCGGGGGTCTGTCCCCCCAGGTTTGAAGGCGTTGATCGCGGTCACAACGTCCATCATGGGGAGGTAGTTGGTCATGTTGAGGTAAGATTGCCGTCCCTTCGCGTCTTTGCTCGTGGGGATCGCAAAATCTTCCATCAACCAGAACGGCGCTTCTTCCGGCTTGGTCCCGCTTGTCTGCCATGCGTTGTAGTAGGCACGGGCGAACGGCATATACTTGCCCGGCTGTTGAAGCATGTTCGTTATCTCGTGCGGGATGTTCTTGCGCATCCACGCATAGAACGGGACAAGTCCCCCGCGCAACCAAGCGGACTTCTCGAACTTGGACAGGTCGTCGTAGTCGAAGTGAGTTCGGTGTACTATCTCCGTGGCGTTCTCGAACCCTACACGGGCCAAGTCGCCTATATCGCCAAACCCACCGATAGCGCCCGCCATATCGTCAAGAGCGTCTATCGCGTCAGGCAGTTTCTTGCCAATCTTGCCCGCCGCAACAAGGGTATCGTCCAAGACTTTCAGCGCGAGGGGCAGGCGCAAGAACATTTCAGCCTTCTCGTTTGCGCTGAAACTGTACCTGAACCAGCGGTTGTTAGTGCGGGCGGTCCTTAGCGCCCCCGCCAACCCTTCAATGATTTCACCCTTGGCGGATTTCTCCAACACTTCTTGGCCGATGAATCCCCCGCCGCCGCCTATGTCACGGGCGAAGTATTCCTGTAACAGCCGCTTGATAGACAGGCGAACGCCCGATTGAGGAAGGGTAATGTACCCAACAACGTTAAGGTTGTTCTTGTTGCGAACAAACTTGTGTATAGTAGAAACAGCGTCCCCATAGTATCGAGCCGTGTTTATGCTGAACGGGGTCAACCCTTCCATGTAGTTCTTGGAAATTCCCGAAGCCACGTTGCGGGTAATGTACGCGGACGGGGCGCTAAACAGCGCCAACGACTTCCACCACGATTGGAGTTCAGTACCGAGCGCACCCAACATCATGTAGTTGTTCTCGGGATTGACAACTTCTTTCAGATAACGTTCAAACGCTTTTTCGTACTCGACCGGCAGAGCTACGGGGTTTGCCGCGAACCGCCCTTGGTTAATCTTCTTCCAGAGGGCGGGACCAGTAGGCTTGCCCGTGGCAGGGTCAAGCGGAACCAAGTGCTTGGTATCATCCCAGTCAACGGCTATACCATGCGCCTTGAGATGTTCCACTAGGTCGTTAGCGTTGATGTTTGCAACGTTCTGGGCTATGCGGTTATTGAGTACCTTGACTATATCTTCGCTATACTGATAGGGAGACGGCATACCCACTACTTCATTGGGGTCAAGGGTGCTATTCAGTTTGCGTACCGTTTCCCATACGCCGTTATCGTCAACGCCGTAAGTGAGTTCCATCGTGCTGCCTTGGTTCAACGCATGGTTGACAAGGCTGTTCTCAAGCTCCGATGCCGGTTTCCATGACAGGTCAACATCCGCATGGGGTACATCAAGTTTCTCCCCGACGATTACGCGCGGCATATGACCCACTTCGGACGCGGTATCGTCCCAAGCTGCCATGCCGGTCTTTTCTAGAACTTTGGTAAAAGGAATCTCTTTGTCGCGAATACGTTTCAGCGCGTCCCACGCATCGTCAAGACCTCTTGTCGTCGCTTCCGCCGCCGCTTCCGCAGGCCCCAGCGTACCACGGTTATGGAGTTGAGCCAGTTCCAGCAACGATGACCGCTGTTTACGGGTCAGCTTTTGTAGCGTCTCCATCTCGGGCCGGATAACCGAATAGAATTCATTGGTCAGTGTCCGCCCATGCTCTTGAAAATCCTTGGCTACCTTGCCCGGACCAGCGGCCCAGAAGTCGGGGTCCAATGCTTCGACACCTTTGCGACCACCAAACAGCCGGGACATGGCTTTGCCAAACCCGCTGCCGCCGATGGCTTGCCCTGTCTTTTGAATGCCGCGCAGGACGGTCGCATCACCGGGAATCGGAATACGATGCCCCGCAAACGTAAGCAACCCGCGTTGGCCTAGCTTGGCGGCATCGCCCCAATCGGATGCCAGTTTCGCCGCCTTAGCGCCTTTTGCCGCCTTCGCTACATCGGCAACGTCGTCAAGTTTGGACGTTAGCTTAGCCGCTTTGCCGCCTTTTGTAAGCTGACCCAAACCGCCAACGTAGTTCAAGGGGTCAAGGGGGTTGAGCATGTCAAACGCCAACCCTAACGCCTTCGTCCTAAACCGTTCGGGGTCCATGCCCCATTCGGCTAGAACGTCTCTGCCGCTGTATTGCTTATCGCCGGAGAAACCTTTAGCGTAGTTGCCTACAACGTCACCTTCGCCGCCCGACAGCGCAACCAACGAACCCATAGACCCAGCGTTGAAACGGTTTAGATAGTCCAATGCCCGCCAAAACGCGCTAGGCTTTTCTTCTTCCGGCTTGTAGACAGGAAATCCCATTAGAACCTCGCACCACCAAACCGATAACCCCTCAACAACTCAATTATTCTCTCTATATCGGGGTACTGTGCAGGTCCCGGAGGAGGTACTGGTTGGTAGCCAAATCGTGACGGCATATTTATTGTAGGTCCCGTTGCTGCGGACCCTGGGTCGGGCAAAAGGAACTGAGACTGCGGTGGCGGCGGGGCGAATGTAGTCGGTCCACTCTGCGGAAACTCCCATCCCTGCAAGCCGATTGGTTGCCCCGATGGCGGACCTGCCTCAATGACCGGGTTGTATTCCAACTGCTTCGCAGGGTTATAGCCGAGTTGCTTAGCAGGGCTAGTGGGCGATGTTGCTGTGCTAGGCGCACGATTAGCGGCATAAGACTTTCCGCCAGCCCCCCATAGAACAGCCCTCAATGTCGCGTCGCTAATCGCCTGTTCGTCGTCCAAGAACGAACCCCAATCTTCCCGCCATCTCCCCGCCGCATCTTCGTAGGACTCATTCTCACCCCACATCACAGGTGGCCGGTTCCAGGGAAACGTGAACTGCTTGCTCCACCAATCCCTAAAATCCTTCTGTCTGCTCTTTTCACTTCTAAAGTAGTTTGAGGGGTCATGATACCCCTTGAACACCAGATTGCCGACCGACGATTCAGACGGTCCCCATTTTTCCACCCTATCCCTGTCATCTTCAGGCGATGCTGTGGGCATAGGGATGTTACCAAACCAACCGAGTACCTTGTCCGTCAGTGTCGATTCCGGTTCGCTGAGGTTGTACGGCATCCAGTCACCCCAAGTAGAAGGGTCTTTCATGTCGATAGTCTTTTGCCCCGGTGGCGGGGTCGGACCTTGTTCCATGAACCCACCAACCGATGGGAGATTGGGAAGGTACTTTTTCATTACCGCGCCGAACTGGGCCTCCATTGCCTCGTATTCTTTTTGAGATTCGGGCTTGTCCCATCCTTTAGGTTGATTGGTCTCAGGGTCCATAATCATGTGCTGCTGGTAGTATTCCCGCATCTTCTCTTGGAGATACGCTACTACCCGCGCTTCCTCAGCGCTGATACCCCCAAGCGCGTTGGGACCGTCAGCATCACCGCCAGCACCCGAGCCGCCACCTCCGCCTCCGTTTGAGCGCTTCGCCGCACCGGTATTGGCCCTCAAATTTTCCATACGGGCATCGTGCTCCTCGATCTCCCGCCCTTTGTCAGCGTCGTAATCACCGAGTTTCTTTTCGCTCAACTGAATATCGAGGTCATAAGCCTTCTGACGGGCTTCTTCCGCAACCATCTCAAGCCGTTGCTTCTCGAAATCGAACGCACCGAGATTGGTGTATCCCGCCGCCTTCGCCGCTGCTATCTGCTCGTTTAGGCGGTCGAGTTCAAGGTTTGCCTTCTCCTCCTGCAAACTGTAGTAGTCACGTTGCAGTTGCAGGTATTCTTCCGCGCGTTTATCGGACGCATCTTCGCGCTTGCGTTCATGACGCTCTTTTGCGCCACGACCCAATCCGCTTAAGAGTCCCGCCGCTATCGCCAATGCAACATCGCTCATAATCGTTCCCTATCTGTTTTGCCTTAAGCAAAGAACAATGGGGTCGTGCCAGAACCCAAGAACTGACCAGCGCTCTGCGCCAGACTGCCCCACAGGGCCTCCTTGCTGCCGCTGCCGCCGCCGCTGTTCTGCTGCTGCTGCGCCTGCACATACGGATTAGGCGCATACGCAAACGCCGCATAGTCGGGTCCGGCATACGCTTGGTAGCCCTGCTGAAGTATCTGGGCCAACTGCTGGTTGTTGAATCCCATGCCGCTGTTGATGAGGTTGCCCAATGCCTCCATCAGACCGATGTTGCCGCTCATGCCAAGCTGACCGAGTTGGGCTATCTGACTCGCTAACTGGCTGTTGTATTGGCGGTCCTGTTGGAATACCTGATTCGCCAAGTCCTGTTGCTGAAGTGCCGCAGCCGCCGTGCCCAACTGATGCTGACTTGCCAACTGTTGCTGACCGAGGCCAATGTTGCCAAGGCCCAGTTCCCGCTGAACGCCGAGACCGCCAAGACCCAACTCGCGTTGAATGTCCAAGCCACGACCTTCGAGACCCAGACCGCCTAGCCCTAGCTCACGCTGAATATCAAGCTGGCGACCCTGTAACCCAAGACCGCCCAGACCGAGTTCACGTTGCAAGGCCAACTGCTGCTGGCCCAGGCCGAGATTGCCGTACTGCAACCCGACACCCGCGGCGTTGAGCCGGTTGCCGTAATTCGTCTGCGCAGCCGTCGTAGCAATATTACGCAGCGCATCCGTGAGGTCCGTATTGCGGGCGTTCATGGCTTGATTCTGTAGGCTGTATCGCAGCCCGCTGTCCTGCATCCCCTGAGCACCCATTGCCTCGCGAATCTGCCGTTGCTGGTCCTGCAGCATCCGGTCCCGCGAATCGGTCACTTGGGCGTACATCTGGTTCTGTACCTGACGCCCCATCGACTCGGGGTTCTTGAGCAACGTGAGCAGATTACTCTGCGCCGCCTGATTCACCGGGTCGGGTTTCTGCTGCACGGGAGGAGCGGCAGGCTGCGGAGGGGGCGTGTTCGGCTGCGCCACAGGATTCGCCGTTTTCGGGATCACCGCCTCGCCCTGGTGCAGCTTGTACACCCCCGTCTGAGGCACGTACGGCGTACCCGTGGCGTAGCTCCGAATCGGCTGAAACGGATTCGGCCGACCAGGACTAACCGGATCGCTGAACACCGGACTAGGCGTCGCGGGCTGAAAGTCGTACCCGCCACCGCCACCGCCACCACCGCCTCCACTCCCGCCACGGGGGGCAGGGTCCAGGACAGCACCGCCGCGGCCACCGCCGCCGCTACCGAATAGAGTCTCAAGGAATCCACTGGAATGACCCGGTTTAGCCTCGTCAAGCATTGGCTCTTGGGGGGCAGGTGTCCGTATCCCGTTCACGTCCACGGGACTCAAAGACGGCATCGCGGGCATCGAGAAGTTCATGCCTGTGTACGGTTGGCTCTGCGGGTTGCCGCTGAAGTTGCCCGCAAGAATGTCCTGTATGCTCATGACGCCGGGGCTGCGCATGTTCGCGCCCTGTTGCAAGACGGAGAGCGCGGCGTTCACGGGGTTGTTCTGCATCATATTCATATATTGTCGGCTAGCCCAATCGCCATACTGCACAGGTTTGCCCGCCGCGTCCTGCCCGAATATTCCGCCGAAACTGTCAGACGGGTCGCCATAGGGACCGTAAGGAGACTCGTTTGCTTGATTGATAAACCTATTGCGTATCTGCGTGAACAGAGGGTCGTCTACCCGCTCATTGTAGCGACGCCACTGCTCTAATGTTTGCGCCAGGTTGGCACCCTGGCCGATAGCATTCCCAACCCCTGTCAACCCGCTCAGAATGGCTGTAAGGTTCATCTTGTTCTCCTACCATACCGCCAGCGTGACCGTGTTGCCGTCAGTGACAGCCACGCTGAATTTTATGTAAAGGTTTATGTCCGTTGGTTCGCTGGAAAATGTCAAGCCCATTGCTTGACCGCTCGTTAATGTCTCACTGTGCTTGATGACCGTCGCACCGATAGGCTTCCGGCCTAGCCCATGCCTTATCTCAACCTCCGTCAACTCGCTAACAGGCCCTTCAACATCCACGAACGCGGGCATGGCGTTCACCACGTCCCGCAACACTAAGTCGGGATTGCCGGGTCTGTATGCCACACCCTTCATCAGTTGAACCTCTTAGGCGCATGGACGAACTGGAACGACTGAATCTCCACTTCCTCGTTCGGCCATTCGTGCTCGAAACGAAGTTTCACCTTGCGTCCACGGGACGGCGTGAGTATCTTGGCAAACTCGTCGGCGTTCGACAGGGTTGTTTCGTTCCAATCCTCGTCGTATTCCGTCTTGTATTTCACGGTGATAGCGTGGGTCGTGTTTGTCTCGGACAACCACGCTTGCAGATAGTAAATCCTCTTGCGCACCGTAGGATCGCCCAGGTCCATCCACTTGGATTCCCAATAGAAGTCTATCGGGGCAATCACATACGTCCCGCCGCTCACGGTCGGGCTGAACGGGCTGTCAACGTACAGCGTGGTCGCGTAGTTGCCGATGATGGTACGTTCCTGCCATTCGCCGCCAGACGGTTTAGCAAGCAACCTGCATCCTGCAAGACCGTCCCCTGCGGTCTGGAAAATCGCAGCCGAGTCGGTGATGCTGTACACGCCTCCGCTAGTCACTGTCCCCGCTAGCGCCCCGTACCCTTCATTGACCGACGCTCCGTCGTTGTGCCCAACATCGAACTCATCGACGTAGCACTGCCTGCATGCTATTATCGCGTACTCGTAGTCCGTTCCCTGGTACCCCGCGAGTACGTCGAATCCCATGTCGGACTTGGCCCAAACCCCAAGCTCCTCGTCGAAGGTCAACGTCAGATTGTTCCTGGGCGCAACGACAGCGGGGAGAGCGCCCGGGGGAAGCACTACCGTTCCGACTTGGGGGTCGGTGGTCTCTGCAGTATACAGGTCACTGATATCCTTCCCCGTGGCAACGTCGTCGGAGAACCGGATAGTCTGAATCAATCCGTCGAAGGTCGAGAAGGCGAAGGTTATCGCAGACTTACTGACGTCTGGAACAGTAACGGTTTGATTCTTTACTCTCGAGCCATCCAAGTAGATTGTCACGACGGTAGAACTTGTTACTACCGCAACGTGATACCAAGTGTTGATGGCGACTACGGAGGCAGCAGTGTCTATGTTCACCCCGGACTCTAAGAGCCTCAAGCGTAACGAGCCGTCGGGGCGAAGGTAGAGTGCGATGTTGTATCGCTGAAACAGCGTGCCGGAAAGCGCGTGGGGATACATCCAGAACGCGATTGTGGCATCCTGGCCGCCTGGCATCGTGGCTGTGATGATTTCCCCGTAGCCGTCTCTCTCGAGGCACATGTCGCGGGTGAGGTCCACGGTCCACGCCATGTGAGAATGGCGACCGTTCCCCGCCGAACCGAGAGTCCCTGCATTGTATAGGGTTGTACCAAGTCCCTCGTTCACAGGCAGGTGCATTTCCCAGGAGACAGCCATTATTCGTCCACCTCGACACTAACGATATACCTGCCTGTCAGGTAGTCGTATACCCCGGTGGCATATCGTTGATGCTGTTTGCTTAAGTCTTCGAGCAACGGTCGCTGCGTCTGCCCAACCGGCTTAACAGACATATCACTGCCAAGCAAATAAACACCGTCATGGCTTAAGTAGTATATCCCGTTTGGACCGGAGGAAACCGTTCGACCGGCCACACACCCCAGACCGTCAACAACCTTCGCCACCTGGAAGGTCGTCGCCCCGGTCCCTGTCAGGTAATGGATGCTGTACTCTTTGAAGATGATCAACCCACCGAACGCCGATTTCAGAGCAGTGATCTCATCGCCGCCGCCACGGTCCACGAGGATGACATTCTCTTCCGGGAAATCGCTGTATGCGCTCGCCTCGCTGTACCGCAACCCGCTGGGGTACTCTTTACTGTTTCCGAACCAAAGACGCGCAGCATAGACTTCACAGCACCGATGGGGCAGGACGTGCCCGCGGTATTCGTTCAACATCTCGTTCGTCTGCATCGACGCGTCCGACGCACCGTCCGTATAGGTCGTCGTCGTGTTATCGTCGATATCGCCCAGATAGCGGAAAGTGGAACCGTCACATATCGTCCGGTAGATTCGCCGTTGATTCACTTGGTCATTAGTACTAACGGGAATGGATATCAGTGACCCGTAATGGCCAGCGGCAATCGCGGCGCTCGCTTCCGCACACGCTAGTGATTCCGTGCCGTCACGGCTATTACGAAACGACACGCGATACTTATAGGTGCCATTGCCGAGTTCGCCGCCTTGCGGTCCAAGTGCTGCTGTCGGGGAGGTTGTCGGCGTTTCGATGCTGACGCTCTGAGGAACTTCCGCACCGTCGTACTTGTAATTAGGATCAAGGCCGTTACAGAACACTAGCCGGTCATCGAGCTGAACCCAATGAAACAACCCAGACTCACCGGCGTCTTGGAAACGCCTGAGGTGGTTTGCTATATCACCTTGGACGCTCCACACGTCGCTCTGTGTGCAAACCACTATCTCGCGGTCCCGCGGGGTCCGACCGACACCGACCTCATCCCCCTTCAAATGCCGGGACATCGGGGCCGCCATCAGGAGGCGCGGCGGATACTGATGGTATACTAAACCACAGGACGGGTACGGTCTGTCGCCATCGCTCTTAGTGGCAACATCCGCGCCGCCCTGCACCTCGTCGTTCAGAAAGTCGTAGGCATCAAACCGCCAGTAGCCCACAAGGTCGTCGTGCTTGGTGTCGCTGAGTGTGCGGTTCATCCATTCCTGGATTTGAGTAGTGCTTCGTGCGCAAGACCAGAGGCGCACCTCGTCTATCGTAACCGGCGCGTACCTCGCGGCAACGTAGGCGTTGTCGGCATACTCCGAGCCGAAGTACATGCCGTTATCCGTCTGTATAGATGTGGAAGGTCCCGTCTCGCTAGCCACGTCCGACGTGGTGTGGTAGACCTCCCCGTTGATGTACAGAGAGACACTCGTATCCCTGCGGCGAAGGGCGATATGCACCGGAGTCCCTGCCGTCAGGTCATACCCGGAATCCACTGCCGTGTTTGTGTGTGTGGTCGCTGTACTGAAGCTGTAATACAGGCTATGGTCGCCGCTGGAAAGGTAAATCTTGAACACATACCCCACCGACGACTCGCCGTCCTTGCCATCACCGAGATGGAGTATCGTTGCTATGGACCCATGGTAGGGGTTGTCCAGCCGGACCCACGCCTCCACCGTCCAATTCTTTCCTGTGTTCAGCACCGGCGCGAAGTTCGCGTTGTACGCCGCCGCGGCGTAGTCGTCCGCACCATTGAACCGGATAGCAGTCCCGTAATCTTCCTGCAACGGGACCATGCCCCTTGTCGGGCACGGACCCGCAGAATACGCATACGCATGGTTCCTGTTGATGCTCAGGTCGTCATATACGGTTTCGCGGGTCTCGTTTAACCGCCAGTAGCCCACGAGGTCAGGGTCTTGTAGCTTGTCCTGACCCAACTCCCACGAAAGGATTTCAGAATTAGCAGAGAACGGGAGGTACTTTGACCAGAACCGAATCTCATCGACCACCATTGATATTGTCTGATTCTGCGGGGTTGCGCCAATCCCAGCGCCAACGTAGTAGTCGCGCGAACTAGGGTCTAACGTGTAATCGCCCGTCTTGGAATTCATCTGAAGGTCTACCCCGCAACGGATAGACCCCGTGTCTGAAATCTGTGCGCTGATTGTGTGCGCCTGACCTATCACGAGAGACGTAGACGCCCACACCGCTTGCAGTGTCGATGTGGTGTCGTACAGGCGCAAATAGACTTGCTGGAAGCCGGGACTGAACCGGAGTTCCCATCCCTTGCTTGTGGACGTGTCCAAGTTGCCGATGATGGTGCAGTCGTCAGGAGGCAACTGCATGAGCTTGACCCGCAGCGTGATTGTCCAACCCTTTGTGAACTCATACACAGAAATGTGCGGGATGATAATGCAGGCATTGGAAGCACTGTTCTCAATTACCTGCCCGCCCTCTTTGATAGCCGTCGCATGGAGACGCGAGAACCCTTTGCGCTTGGCAATCGTACCCTTCCGGTAATCGCAGTTCTGCGCGTCCGGCGAAACGTTGTCGGGCAACAGGTCATCGGCATGAAGCCTGTTCTCTCCTGTAAACCCCCGAACCAACTCTTGTGCTGATAACGCCATTAGTCAAGCACCGCTATCTGGTCGGATTCCGTATAGTTTTCTTCCGTCAGAATCCCCAGGTCCGCCAAGTCCTGACGGCACATGCGGAATACCGCCCCGCTCAACGGCTGTTCCCTGCGCCAAGCCGTATTCAACATCTCCTGAAAACTCAGGTATTCAGACTGCCAGTTGTCAACCTTGTTCTGTTTCTGGATGTGCGCATACGCCCCCTGCACAATCACGGGGTCAAGGTGGGACGGCACGTCTACATGGTCATCAATCGCGTTGACCTTCGTGGGAACCCTGTAATACAGGTAGCTAATCTGATGCGACTCGTCAGGGTACGGTTCAATCACAATCTTGGGCGCATACGCAAACGAACGACCGATATGCGTCACGAACTGCGTCCAACCCCGAAACGTGGTCAACGCTTTCCGCCTGTACACAGAAGCCGCGTCGCGGCACTGGAACTCATCCCCGTCTGTCAGGTCCCAAATACGCATGACCTTCTCGCAGTCGCTAGCAAGCGTGTAGACCGGCTCATAGATGGCATACGTCGCCGCAGTAGCCGTTGCGCCCGTGTACGCAATGCTCAAGGTCAACGTCTGCGCCACTGCGTTCACGCTGACAATCTCGTATTCTTCGCCCCCTGATATGCGAATCTTCCGGCCCGCCATGTCAGAGGACCATACCGTATCCGTGCCCGTGACTGTCGTGCTGTCCGCTGTCACGGCTACCGTACCCGTGGTGTAGGGCGCGACAGTGGAAAACCGCGCCTCGGTCAACCAGAATGTCCAATACCCGCGCATCCGTATTTCGTCTACAACACGGTTGATGGTGTGGATGAACCCGCGTACAGGCGAATTCTCGGGCAACCATTGGGCAACCTGCTTGCGCAACTCATGCACCTTGGTCCCCTGCCCCGCGCTAATCGTCGTGGTTGTGAATGTGTTTCCCATTAGTCCGCTACCGCTACAAAAGGTTTGCAGTGAATGTCGTTGTACCCGGCAGGACACTGCGCCGAAAGGTAGTACAAACTCCCCGCGTTAAGCATCAACGGAACCTTGCCCGCGTCGTTGGTGGTGCCCGACGCAACCAGCACCGTACCCGCTGAATCCGTAGTCACCCATACCTGTGCGTTAGGAACCCCCGCGCCGCCTTCCGAGACCTCCACAGTGCATTTGCCTGAACCTGTACCCGCAGCGTTGCTCACGCTACTTATGGCAGCGTCGAGGTAATAACCAAAAGTACCAACAGTGACATGGCCGGTACGGGCTTCGTCCCACACCGCATCCGCGATAGCCGCAGGCGTGGGGTCATTCAATGCCGCTAGCCCCGCATCCAGTTCAGCTTTGGTCGGTGGGTCGTAAGCAGTAAGCGCAGCCGCCGCCTGGGCGTTTACTTCTGCCGCAGACAGGTCGTTCAGCGCCGCGAACCCGGCATCCATCTCTGTCTTGGTAGGCGCGTCATAGTCTGCCAGGGCAGTATCTACTTCTGCGTTGACATCCGCAGCGGATAAGTCATTCAGA